CGTTTGTTTAGCATAGGCGACAACAAAGGAGGAAGAAGAAGAGGCAGGCAAAGTATTTCTTTTAGGTCGTTTTTGAATTTTGACTTTCATTTGTTTTTTTTTTTGTTTATAAGGGTTTTTTTTTAAAAAAAAAAAAAAAAATGGAAAAAATGAAAAATGAAAAAAAAAAACAACAGAAAAAGGGGTAGAGTTGTAATCCTAAAGGGATGTGGAAAATATGACTTGCAACGCGCGTTGTAAAACTAAAAAACAAAAAATAGGCAAGTAAAAAGTAAAAAAAAGTACAAAACAAAACCAAACCACACAAAAGAAAAAAAAAACATGAGCATTGAATTGCGCAAATTCGATATGCGATCGATTGTCTTCGATCCCAACGAAAACAAAGGTCCCGTCATCGTTCTCATTGGCAGACGTGATACAGGTAAATCGTACTTGGTACGTAATTTGTTGTATCACCACCAGGACATTCCGGTGGGGATGGTGATATCGGGGACAGAAGCGGGCAATGGGTTTTATGCGGCCCATGTGCCGAAATTGTTCATACACGAGGAATACAACACGATATTGATTGAAAAGGTGCTGCGACGACAAAAGGTCGTCTTAAAACAAGTCGCCAAAGAAAAAGAAGAATACCGCGGACGTGCCGTGACGGATCCGCGGACATTCGTGATATTGGATGATTGTCTGTATGATCAATCGTGGACGCGCGACAAAATGATGCGTTTGTTGTTCATGAATGGGCGACATTGGAAGGTCATGTTGATCATCACGATGCAATATCCTTTGGGTATACCGCCGAATTTGCGTACCAACATCGATTATGTGTTTATTTTGCGCGAACCGTATTTGACGAATCGCAAACGCATTTGGGAGAATTATGCGAGTATGTTTCCCTCGCTCGAATTGTTTTGTTCGGTGATGGACCAAACAACGCAAAACTACGAATGTTTAGTCATCAACAACAATGCCAAAACCAGCAAAATCACGGATCAGATCTTTTGGTACCGGGCGGACAATTGCCCGGATTTTCGTTTGGGTGCGCCGGAGTTCTGGGAGAAATCGAAGGAATTGTGCAGCGACGACGAGGAGGAATTCGACCCCAATAAACACAAGAAGAAAAGCGCCGCCGCGCAACAAGTTACGGTGAAGAAGGGGCGATGAGAAAAACGATACACATTATTTATACATACACCATTACTTGCAATGAATAAAAAATATATGTATTAGTGTTATACCCTAACCCTAACCCGGGGGGGCGAACGCAGTGAGCCCCTTACCCTTTCTTTCTTTCTTTCCATTTAAAAAAAAAATAAAATAAAATTGATATGAATTATTTGTATGTTTTTCAAAAAAAAAAATTCATATCATTTGGCTGCTTGGACAACGAGGGTTTTTTTTTTATATATAAGGATGTAAATTTTGTTCGTTTTTAGAATCCACCAGGGAATCTAACGAGGTTGAAGCCGATACCGAGGCCGGCACCGTTTCTGGCACTGGAACCCATGGCCGGGACGAAAACGTCGAGGACGGCGAAGGTGGCGGCAGCGGTGAAACCGATGATGACGGTTTCCTCGACACTCAACTTATCTCTCTTGGGAATGGCATAGCAGGCAATGGCAACGACTAAACCTTCAATGATGTACTTGATAGCACGTTTGACAATTTCACTTAAACCGTACATTTTTTGGTGGGTGTTTGGTTGGTTGGTATTGATTTTTTTTTTAAATGTTAAAAAAAAGGCGAAAAGGAATCGATGGTTGTAATATTTTTTATAATATAGAAAAACATAAAAAAAGGGCCAAAACCCAAAACCCCCCAAAAAAAATGCCTAAATGGACTTAAACCCATGGGAAGAGAGAAGAAGCAATTATCCCCCCCCTTTCCTTGCCTTTCCTAAAACTTTATTTTCAATCAAAAACAAAAAAAAACATTTTTGTTAGAAAGTTCCAAACAAACAAAAAATGCCAAAAAATTCAAACAATTACAAACAAAAAGAAGGTCGTGCGGATCCATCCACGTTTGACCATCAAACCTTGCCCAATGGAAAACCGAATCCTAAATATGTGGATTTGTTGGACGAAGACACGCCCTTGCCGGGTCAAAAATACGGTTTGTTTTCATTTTTGTCGCCGGAGAAGATTTTAAAGAAACGCGAAATGTATTTGTTTGACGAATTCGTGAAACAATGGGATTTTGCCCGTTCGATGAACAAATTCGCGGATTTCCTAAATTTCATTGCGTACAAATACAACATGTCGATTGAGACATTGCAAGCGGATTTCACGGAATTTGTGCAGGACGAACGTCCGCGTTTGTTTGCCGAGCAGACAGTGGAGGACGATTTCAAGACATTTCTCGATCGCAATGAGGACGAATTGAACGCTAAATTCAACAAAGAACACGCCTTCCAGACATCGGTGCGTGGATTCATGTTTCGTGGGGCGTTCGATACGGTGGAAGAGGCCAAACAGTATTGCGCACAATTGCAGGAGAAGAATGCGGACCACGACATTTTTGTGGGGAAGAGTTTTGCTTGGCAGATATGGCATCCGGATGCCTACAAGACGGGCGACGTGCAATTCTTGGAGGAGGAATTGAACCAACTGTATCACGAGAAGATCAAGAACGAGATGAAGGCCAAACAGGAATTCGACAATCGTGTGAAGGAGACCAAATTGAAGGCGATTCAGGAGAATGTGGAGAAGGCGAAGAAGAGTGGCAATACGCTGACGCAAACGATTGATGAGGGCGGCAATTTGGTGGGGGTACGCGAACAAGTGAATTTCGAGGAACGTGACGCGGCCGAAGCCAATACGGCGAGTATTCATGAGGAATTATATCGCCAGGCTCTTTCCAATGCGGAGGACACGACGACGATCGATCCTACAGTGGATTAGTTAGTAGGTCTGTGTCTGCGTGTCTGTCTGCGTTTACCTTTGTGTAAAAGTGCGTTTGATTGATTGATGTTTTCATCTTTTTTCACCTTCTACCAAGAAGGTAAAATGGAAAAAAGAGATGAATATGAAATATGAAATGAACATCCCTTCTTCCAAGAAGGGAAATAGATTCTCACTTTCGTGGGAATATGCGGAAAATAAAATGTTTAGGAAAAATATAAAATTTTTTCTTCCCTACCTTTTCTTTTCTTTTTTTTTTCTTCTTTTTTAACCTTTTACAAAAATGGGTGGTGCTTTAATGCAATTAGTGGCGTACGGTGCCCAGGATGTTTTCCTCACCGGTACCCCTGAAATCACATTCTGGAAGGTGTCTTACCGCAGACACACCAACTTCGCCATGGAGTCCATCGAGCAGACCTTCAGTGGTCAGGCCGATTTCGGTCGCCGTGTTACCTGCACGATCAGTCGCAACGGTGATATGGCTTTCCGCACCTATCTCCAGGTCACCTTACCTGAGATCAATCAGAATATGAAGAAGACGGGTGAGGATGGTGTCTATGCCCGTTGGTTAGACTACATCGGTGAGCAGATGATTGCTCAGGTCGAGGTCGAGATTGGTGGCCAGCGCATCGATCGCCAATACGGTGATTGGATGCACATCTGGAACCAGCTCACCATGTCCACCGAGCAGCAGAAGGGTTACTTCAAGATGATTGGTCATACTACCCAGTTGACCTACATCACGGATCCCAAGTTCGCCGACATCAACGGTCCCTGCGCTTCCAACAGTGCCCCCTTCCAGGTGTGCGCTCCCCGCAAGGCCCTCCCCGAGACGACCTTATACATCCCCCTCCAATTCTGGTTTTGCAACAACCCTGGTCTTGCTCTTCCTCTTATTGCCTTAAAATCTGTAGGGCAGAAAAGTATCCATCCCGTAGTATCCGAGCCATGCTACGGGGAATATATGTTGTGAACTCGGGATGAAATCAAAGTTGTATTTCATCATTTCCAGATGCTAGTCACATGTAAAAATGTGGCGACATATCCAAATTGCGGGAAACTCGTAAAGACGTTTGGTACCAAACAGCTCATGAAAATGTGGTTGTGGTTGAGAAAAAGAAACTCAAATATGGTAAAAAGCCAACGTATGATATATATGAAACAACATATATTGAAATTGACAATCCGCAGCCAAGCTCCTAACCTCGCTATTGAAGAGAGTATGGAGAAGGTTCAACGACTAAATGGTTATGGGAAGGAGCATGGAGTCATTCATCCATGCAATGAATTCTTAAGATATAGTCTAGTCCCCGGCGATGTTTGTGTATCCCCCTTGTTGATCGATACATCAAATGCCGATAAATAATCCGAAAGGATGGGTTCAACATGATTCGTACAGTATCATGAAGTCAAGATCAACTTAGATATTCGTCCTATTGGCGAGTGTCTCTGGGCCGTCAACAGTTTAACTGCCACCTCTTCTGCCTCCGTTGCTTGCACCAACGCGTACCAGCAGTCTCTTGTGGCGGCTTCCCTCTACATCGATTACATCTTTTTAGATACCGATGAGAGACGCAAGTTCGCCCAGAATCCCCACGAATATTTGATTGAGCAGCTCCAGTTCACTGGTGACGAATCCGTTGGTTCTTCCAGTAACAAGATCAAGATCAATTTCAACCATCCCTGCAAGGAGCTCATCTGGGTCGTCCAGCCCGATGTCAACGTGGATTACTGCGCTTCCTTAGAGGGCAACACCGTCTTATACAAGACCCTTGGTGCCCAGCCCTTCAACTACACCGATGCCATTGATGCGTTACCCAACGCCATCCATGCTTTCGGTGGACCTGCCGAAACTTCGGGTGCCAATGCCTTCATCAATACCTCGGGTCTCTTCCAGATGGCGGGTGCCATTGATATTCCGATGACCTCTGCCTCTGGCAATGCCGCTGACTGGGCTTCCAATAATAACTACACTGGATTCACCGCGGGTGATGATAGTGTTACCGCCTCTGGTTTATCCGATGCGGGTACCTTCGTCTTAGCCGAGACTGCCTTAGACATGCACTGCTGGGGCGAGAACCCCGTTGTGACTGCCAAGTTACAGCTCAACGGCCAGGATCGCTTCTCCGAGCGCGAAGGTTCCTACTTCGATGTGGTGCAGCCCTACCAGCACCACACCCGCCACCCCGACACGGGCATCAACGTGTATTCGTTTGCCCTTCGTCCCGAGGAGCATCAGCCATCCGGCAGTTGCAACTTCTCTCGTATTGACAATGCTGTCTTACAGCTCGTCCTTTCCAGTCCTACCGTCTCCGGTACCGCCACTGCCAAGGTTCGTGTCTACGCCAGAGGTTACAACGTCCTCCGCGTTATGAGCGGCATGGCGGGAGTAGCATTAAACTTGATAAGTTTACACATGCAAATTGTCATGAAAATGATGATGATTGCGTGTTGTTTAATTCAAAAGAATAGTGCAGAAAAGCAATCTGCCACAAACAGCCAGGAAATGTTTGTGGGTACTTCAGTTTGACTCCTGGTTTCTTGTTGTAAAAAGAAAATGTCAGTTGCTAGTGTTTTGACAAATCAAAAAACAAATTTGTTGAAGCGCAAGATCACTTGTTGTTCGGGGAAACCCTTAGAGCCATTGGTACCAAGTGTAGGTTCGGAAACGACTACATGGCCGAGAAGAGAACTCGGGTATGGTAATAATTCAATGGATTGGGTAATCCGCATGGTAATAACCTATGGGCGCTATGCCAAGCCTATGGTTAGCCGTCAGAGACTGAACGGTGGTCGATCGGAGTGGATGATGTAAGCAGTCGGATCCGGTTTAAGATACAGTCCATCCCCCTAGGGAAACTTAGGGGTAGTCGAGATTCCAATTAAACAAAAACAAAACAAAAAATGTTGTCGTTTCTCCCTCTCTTTTTCTTTTCTTTTTTTCTTTCAAAAAAAAAATAACACACACTCACACTCACATACACACAATAAAAAAAAACATAAATAAATAAAAAACACACATGAGAGACAAAACAAAACAAAACAAAACAACATATAAATTTTCATTTCTTACTTAATTTCTTTGCAAACAAAGATCATCATAAGAAATGAAACCAAAATCATAATTAAATCTTTATTTGCCTGCTCGTTTCAGAGGCTAATTAAAAACAAAATACACAACAAAAACAAAATATCATGTCATCCAAAGAAAATAATTTATATATTACTATTAACACGGTTGGTGTCCCGAATGACCGTTATATGTTGGTAAAAACTTATATCATCCGCGCCATAAAGAAATTGATAGAAGAGGATGGATACCAAGATTCGTTCTTTAATAATAAAGCTATTAATTATGATAATGAACAAGTTGTAGCCATGTTCGACGCTGTAGCTTATTACGTCATAAAGCACACACTTAGCCCCAATAGTGTGTTTAATGAGATGGAGGATGTTCCTTTATCCCCACAACAATTATGGGACGAATTATATGATTATTGTGTTAATTATCATGTCGAGTATGAATTTGTGTTGGAATTTGCGGAAGATATGGTGCCACTTATTGAGAACATCAATGGAGCATTCAAATAAGGAAAGTTGGTCAGAAACTTGAAAAGATGGATGCATCTCTTGTGCTCCAACATCCAACCCATCATCTTTCCACGCGAATCTTTTCTTTTGTTTTATTTTGTATTACCCTTTCACGGTCCGAAGGACCGGAATGGTACAAACCGATTCATTATGTTCTTTTTTTTAAAAAAAACAGAAAAATATATTTAAATATTGAAATGAATCATGGGTTTATTCCGTTTTATTTTATTTTATTTTTTAAAAAATTGACATTACATTTATTTTTAAAAAAAAAAAAGAAAAGAAACATGCTGCGAAACACTCACAACACCAGTCCAAAAAACAATGTCTCCCAAGACGAATTGTTATTGCAAAATTTGTTGGAATTTTATAAAAACATCGATCACATGGAAAAAGTCATGGCCATTGTGAATGGCGAATCGGACATTTCTCTCCGCATCGTGGATTGGTTCGTCACCAATTTCGCCAAACAACAATACACCAGTTATATGATTCCCACCCAAACGGGCATTCTCAAAGACATTGTCGAGGACACCAAATTCAAAGTCTACGATCGCTACAAGTTGCAATTGAAAGCCTACTCCAAACGACGATTTGATCCCTTTTGCCGATGGGAACGCATTTCCATCCCGTATCGCGATGGTTTGCGCATGGAAACCACCCTCGGACAATTGAATTTCTTCAAATGGGCCATCGAACATCGCGTCTTGGAATACATTGCCGCCCATTACCAAGAAATTGAACGCGACATGAACCAGCGCAACAGCAATAGTAGTTCGCGATCCTCTCGCAATTCGACCGCCTCTTCCCAAACCACGACGGCCTCCTCCGTGTCGACGGATGTATCTTCTTTGGCATCCGCTGCTTCTGCTACTGTTGCTGCCGCTATACCATCCATCGAAAATAACAAAAAAGAAGTGGTGTCGTCGTCGTTGTTACCCGCCATTCATACTCCTCTCGTTTCCGATGGTAAAACACGCAAACGCCGCCAACAATTATCCGAACCGGCCTTCAAGTGTGTCAAAAAGGAAGACACCAAAATTGTGGTTCGATTCAATGATTGACGAAACAAAAACAAAAAAAAAACAAAAAGAAAATCAAAGAGAAAAAGAAAAATGACGCATCGTCCACAACACACTCTGTTGCACCAAGGTAAACAAAATACCGCCCCACAATACATCTTGTAGGGCAATCCATCCATCGTAGGCACGAAAGATCGCATAATTCGTGGCATCAAACACGGCATAGGTTCCAGCACCCAATAAAAAGGCATCGTACCAGGGACGATCGATGACAAAATGACCAATCATGAACACGATGACCGCATAACAAAGAATGACACCAATGTATCGTACTTTCAAGGGGGTTTGTTGAATGCGTGTGACCATGCGGGCAAAAGGTTGAGCGGTGAGAGACAGATAGGTTCCATCAATGACGAGGGTGAACAAGGTGATCCAAATCCATAGGAATTTGTTGGCGATGAATGTGTTCATTGGTTTTGTTTTTTTTTTTTGGTTTAAAAAAAAAAAAAACAATATAGATATTTTATTATTCACGATGAAAAAAAAAATATATATATTTATATTTATTATTTGTCAAAAGAAGAAAAGACAAACAGAACAAAACAAAACAAAGATGAATCATAATGGCAACGAAGAAAACAATCACATTACTTATATAACTGCATTTTTACGCATTCCAATGGGAATTTATCCCGATGGAACTTTTTTCATTCGTGGACAATATGATATTTCGTATGAAGTCGATGGTGATGATGACGATGATGATGACCAACAAATTGAAAATGATAGTGAAGACAAAAATGAAAACA